CCAGCCGTAACCTGACCCACCGTGGGTAAACCCAAATAATCCTGCAAAGACCCAACAGCATAACCACCAGAAGGAGTAGCACACGTAGGAATCACATAGGAAATAGACGAATTAGGATTAGGATCGCGCTCACCCATAAAGCGCTTCCAGTTATCCCAAACCAAACGATTAGGGACAAAGAAATAAAACGTATCTAAATGCAAATTATCCATCACAGGGTAAATAGGCGTAGCCATACGACAAAGCATAGTCGTCGTAACACTAAACGTATCACCGGGAAGAATCTCTTCCAAATAAAACGGCACCAGAAAACCACTATCGAACGTAGTCTTATGCGTAGTCTCCATCACAAAACGAGAGCGCGGTATATCCGCGCTCGGAACCATAGAAAAATGATCTAACGAAACCGACTGATTTCGAAACATTTAGTTAACCCCTTTTTTACGATATACATCCGAGCCACAACAAATCAGCCGAATCAAAGTAGGCTTCAATTCCGCATTAGAATCATCAAACTGACCAATCTCATATAGATCAAAATCATCCGGATGCTTATTAAGCATATTATCCGGAGACTCACGATTAATCTCATCATTAAACGAACGAACAGCAGTACCAATATTCTGCACAAAAAAAGGCTGACCAAAAACCTCAGAAACTTTATCACGAATAGAAACAGCAATTACAATCATTCCAAACCTCTACGTTTAAAATTAAGACCAGCCGCAAGCACCTGCTCGCGAACCACAAGCCTTTCAGGCGTATTATCATCCGCCATATCCATGGCTTTCTCAAAACGCTCTAAATCAATATCTTCAAAACGCTGCCAGTACTGCTCGCGCAACTTATTATCATAATAACGAGGAGGCTTCATCTTACGACCTCTCAACGAAACCTGATCACACGTCAGAACATCACTAGCAAAACGCTCCAACCAAGGAGCTCCAATACCTGGCTTCAAAGACATCCTAGTAAACTCAGGAGTCACCTTCACAATCTCACCAGTATGCGGACTGACCCTAGTATAGTGCTCATCCGCATTAGGACCCGTGACCTTTTTCATCACATACCGCGAAACATACGCAGCACTTTCAAAAGTCACATCACCAAAAGAAGAATATCCATGCTCCCAAATGGACTCTAACATCGGAGAACGCCATAGAGGAAACCCGCTCGGGGTAGTCCCGATCGGTTTCTTATCAAACAAATCGAGTCCAAAAAGCAAAGCATGATAATGGGGACGAAACGTAGTCTCCCCATATTCCCCACACATATAAAACCTGACGGAACCAAAACGCTTGCGCAACTTCCGCATAAAACGCTGAAAATCCACATACCGCAAGGAACCGTCAGAAGGCACATGCTCGTTGTCATAGGTCAACGTTACAAAAGCATTCGAGTCATGAAGCTGCGCTTCATGTACACAACGGATAGCCCATTGCCTGGAACGCTCCAAACGACAACCTCGACATTGCCCACAAGGAAGAGTCAAAGACCGTCTGACCTTCCCACGCTCGGCAAAAACAACGGCACCATCGTCCGTTTGCCAAGCTTTAAGAGGATAAAAACAAACCATCAGAGCCGAAAGCCGCCGCGCATCGGAGGAGGCGCTGCATTAAGAGCTTTCGTCTTACCAACAGAACGCCGAAAAGAATCGGCATCAGAATCCTTATTAACAGGATACCTAGAAACAGGGTTCATAAATTCACCTATACATAAAACAAGTTTATCAGTAGCCGGTAGAAGCTGAACCATGAGGAAACGCAACTACCGGAACAACAACAACACTCTAGAAACATCTAAGAGTTAACGGGGCGGAAGCCCGCCCCTCTCGTGGCTAACGCCACTGTGGACCCACCAGGTCCACCTAGCACAGTTACATCAAGTAGTAACTGTGCTAGGCGCCTCTAGCGTCTCATCGTAACGTCTATTAGCTTCCGCCAAAAGACCCTGAAACAAGACGCAGAGACTCCGACGAGTGTCATCATCTTTCGATGACTTCAACCTCGTCCAAATGAGCGCCAGACCCCAGAACAAGCCTGGATCGCTCATATGCTCCCAGGACAAGCCTGCTCGCTCTTCATCCGAGCCCCAAAGGATCAACGCATCCTTAGCTCGGACCGCTTTCGCTTGCCGTACCATTATCACCTGCTCCAAAATCTCTAACCGTTTCATTTAGCAGACCCATTTTACGGAGCTCGTCACGATTGCCATCTGATTCACAGAACGCAACAAACGCTCCGGGGTCATTATTAAACCGCAAACGCACTTCCGCATCAAGACTCATAAACGAATTTTGCGCTTCGCGAATCGTATTCATCGCAGAATGATAATCACGAACACCATCAGTAAAATCGGCAAACGTCGGAGGCATCGTAACCTGAGGCAGCTGCCCAGTCACACCAAAC